TATAGCGATTATCCTCCTTGGAACAAGTTCGTTCACAGTACCTGGGTAGAGTACGGCAGCAGTTCGGTGCCTAAAGATTTTAGACAAATGATCAAGCAGCAATTGGTATTAACCAATTGCATTGAATTTTGCAAACTCAATTACATGCAAACAGTGTTGATGTTTGATGGAATTGCTTCCAGACGCAATCTCAACATGAAGCAATTTCATATCATGCCAGAAGAAATGTCTTTGAATGTACCTACTGCAATCTGGCCTGGATTTTGCACTACATTATGGTTCCGCGATCATCCGGCCAATCAACAACGAGAATTAGTCAAACCCGGTGGCCACCCTAACGAAGTTGGTCACGAAATGATAAGAGACAAGTTGATTCTTGAGTTGTAATTTGTTATAATGTAGTAATGCTTGATGTATTACAATATCTACCTGCTAAACGGAAACAAAGTCCTAGTGGCTGGTTGAGTTTCAATGCACCATGTTGCCAATACACTGGCAACAGCCCAGATCGTCGATCTCGTGGCGGCATCAAGTTATCAGATCAAGGCTGGAGTTATCACTGCTTCAACTGCGGATACACGGCCAGCTTTATCCTTGGCCGTACATTAAGTTATAAGGCCCGTAGGCTCTTGAGTTGGTTGGGTGTGCCCGAACGAGACATTGAATTTGCCAATCTAGAAAGTCTGCGTCATCGCAGCATCTACGGCATTGCGGAAGATCGGCAACGAGTTTCCAATATTTTGCAAGGCATTGAGTTTGAAGAACGTGATTTGCCACCTGCGTCTGAACTGATTACATCTGCGCACCCGCGATATTGGGATTACTGCCGTGATCGACTAGTACCTGAAGACTTCCCTATGATGACACCCATACGCACAGATGGTGTTCATTGGACTAGACCCTGCGTGGTTGTACCGTTTACATACGATAACAAGATTGTGGGCCATACTGCTAGATTCATCGACGGAAAGTCTCCCAAGTTTATCAGCGAACAGCAACCTGGATATGTGTTTGGTACAGATCTACAGGATCCCACGTGGCAACATGTGTTGATTATGGAAGGTATTTTTGATGCACTCTGCATTGGGGGCCTTGCTGTGCTACATAATGACATCAGCGATGCACAAGCAAAACTGATACGCAGCTTGGGGCGAGAAATCACTGTAATACCAGATCAGGACAAATCTGGGCTTGAGCTAATTGATCGTGCTGTAGATCTAGGATGGGCAGTGAGCATACCTGCCTGGGAAGATTGCAAAGATGTAAACGATGCTGTGAAGAAATATGGAAAGTTAGCAACATTGCTAACTATTATGCAGGCACGGGAAACCAGTAGAATCAAAATTGAATTAAGAAAGAAACAACTTGTTAAAAGATTACAATCCTGAAGTACAGAAATTATTTCTAGAGATGATGTTAGAGGATGCAAGTTCATATGTGCGTGTTCAAAACATCTACAATCCTGAGAACTTTGACAAAAGTTTGCGCAAAGCGGCAGAATTTATCAAAGAACATTCTGACAAATATCAAACTCTGCCGGATCGAACTCAGATTTCTGCAGCCTGCGGAGTCACGCTACAAGCCATTCCGGACTTGAACGAAGGGCACAACGAATGGTTCATGACAGAGTTTGAAAGTTTTACCAAGCGACAAGAACTAGAACGTGCTATTCTCAAAGCAGCATACCTATTAGAAAACGGCGAGTACGATCCTGTAGAAAAACTAATCAAAGATGCGGTGCAAATCAGTCTGACAAGAGACATGGGCACTGACTATTTTGCTGACCCTTCTGCTCGTATTAACAAGTATTTCAATGCAGGTGGACAGGTCAGCACTGGTTGGCCTCAGGTGGATCGGTTACTGTACGGTGGATTCAGTCGCGGCGAACTCAATATTTTTGCAGGTGGATCTGGGTCTGGTAAATCTCTGGTCATGATGAACATTGCTCTAAACTGGTTGCAACAAGGTCTTAGTGGTGTTTACATCAGTCTTGAACTCAGTGAAGAACTAACCAGCTTGCGAACTGATGCTATGTTGACCAGTATGAGTACCAAGGACATTCGCAAAGACATCGAAACCACTTCGCTTAAAGTAAAGATGGTATCAAAAAAATCTGGACAATATCGCGTCAAAGGGTTGCCTGCACAAAGTAACGTAAATGATATCCGGGCATACCTGAAAGAGGTGCAAATTCAAACAGGTATCAAGGTTGACTTTGTAATGGTTGACTATTTGGATTTGGTTATGCCTGTGAGCGCCAAGGTTAGCCCCAACGACTTGTTTGTGAAAGACAAGTACGTGAGTGAAGAGTTGCGCAACTTGGCCAAAGAGCTAGGAATCTTGATGGTAACTGCAAGTCAGTTAAATCGATCAGCAGTGGAGGAAATTGAGTTTGACCACTCGCACATTTCGGGTGGTATTTCAAAGATCAACACAGCCGACAACGTGTTTGGTATCTTTACAAGTCGTGCTATGAAAGAGCGCGGCAAGTACCAGATCCAGTGCATGAAAAGTCGTAGTTCGACGGGTGTTGGACAAAAAGTCGATCTCGAATACAACATTGATACCATGAGGATTACAGATGAAGGCGGCGAAGATAGTAGCAACACTATTAATAACAAAAAACCTAGCACTACGTTAATGGATTCAATCAAGGCCAAAAGTCAAATCAAATCAGATCATGCAGATGCTGATAGAAGTCCCGAGCCCTGGGTGCCGGCAGCAAGCACACAAGGAAGATATTCTGATACGCCTAAGGTTACTGCAGACGTACAGAGCAACAAATTAAAGCAATTACTGGGCAAAATCAAAACAAGCTAAATAATCCAAAGGTATAACTATAATGCAAAAGCGCACTCGTAGCATTCTGGACGAATTGAATAGTATGTACACGGAAAGAGATCGCAACCTAGTGATTGAAAGCCGTGCTGCTAATATCATTGCTAGTGCTGTTAATTTGTTAGAACAAATCGACGCAGCATACACTCCGGAACAGGCCGAAAATCTCACACGTAAATTGCTAAATGCAATTCGAACTAGAGATGCGAGTCGCTTTTCTCGTACCGTTAGGAAAAGCAATGCAGATTTATGAACTAACCCAACAAAGCTCAACATTAAACGAAGCCAATACATTATCATCAGTAACTGGCGCTGCAGGTAGTGCAGTAGCTGGAGTTAAGAACATAGGAACTGCAATAGCAAGCCCTTTTAGAGATGCAGGTGCAGCATATAGCCAAGCAACATCTGGCGCCAAACTCAATGCTTGGACTGACAAAGCATATCGAGCATGGGAAGGGTATGTGGCCAAACGTCTACTGCCTATGGATCAGGCACAGCAAGCAGCTTATGTTAACGGCCAAGATGGAAAGATGAAACAAGATTTACTGAGCTTTGTTCAAAAGAATTTCTTTTCTAATCTGGACATAAACAACATTACTAATAAACAAGAAGTAATGAGTGTGATTGACTCAATGGTACCAGCTGCACAAACACCTGCACCAACAACTACACAAACACCTGCACCAACAACTACACAAACACCAAATTTTGGTACATCAGGTTATGCTGGACAAACAACTAATGCACCCACCGGAATGCCTGCAACAAAGACCCAGATGCCTACCAACATGATACCCAGGACAGCACCGGCTCCAGCAGTCACTGCGACTGCCAACGTACCTAAACAGAACCCTACTGGGCGAACAACTCCGGGCGAGCTAGCAAAAGCTCAAGCTAAATGGGCAGCAGCAGCAAAACAACAACCGGTAACAGAAGCTATAAACAAGCAGGGTTTTTTGAAATTAGCACAGTTGGCAGCAACTGCCCAACAGCCAACAGGCCGACCTAGATCTGCAGCACCAACACCGCCCGGAACTCAACCAGTTGCTTCTATTGGGTCAATAATTCAAAAATCAGGAATAAATCCTGCTATACTACAAACACTGGGACAGACAGCAATTGCTGCATTGGCCCAAAACAATGACTCGGCCAACTCCACAGGAAATCCAGCTGCTGATGCTTTGCTAAAATCACTAGGATTTACTGTACAATGAAAATAACACTCAAAGAAGGTGGCAACGTATTCAAGGATGCCCAAGGACAAGATGTAAGTCAACGTATTGCACAAGGTGATGTGGGTCCTACAGTGCAATGGTTAGAAGCACTGACTGGACTAGACCTTACATTGGACAAGAGTCCTAGAGATGAACTACCACTCAAGTGGTTGGGCACAACTGGGCGCAAAGAAAGCAGCGGTGATTTGGACCTGCTGGTCAATGCCAATGAAATCACCAAAGACGAACTAGAGTCTAGATTAGAAGCATGGCTGGCACACAATGGAGTATCGGAAGAGCAAATGCATGGCCGACTGGGTTGGATCGTCAAAACTGGAAACAGTGTGCATTTTCGTACACCTATCAACGGTGATTCCAGCAATGGCTTTGTGCAAACAGATTTTATGTTCTTTGACAAACCCAGCTGGAGCCAGTTTGTGCTCAGTAGCGATCCAGCCAGCCAGTACAAAGGTGCATTGCGAAACATTATGTTGAATTCAATGGCCAAAGCACAAGGCTATAAACTCAATCAAAACTCTGGCATCCAAGATCGCGCCACCAACGAAATTATCACCGATGATCCCAATCAAGTGGCAAAAATGTTGTTGAACCCACAAGCTACACAAGATGACTTGTACAGTGTTGAAGCCATAATGTCAGCCTTAAAAAACGATCCTAAAAAAGAAGCCAAGATTGCAGACTTCCGAGCACACATGGAACGTGAGGGAGTTCCGTTTGACCAACCGGTACAAGAAAGCGAAGTTAGCTTTATTGCAAGACTTCGAGACCGTATTGTAAATCAAGGCATGCAGCCCTTGGTAGAGCAAGGACAAAAATCAATTTATACCTTGTACGAAGCTAAGGATCCACGTATTCCGCATTTGGAAGACCTGGTTTTTGACAAAGGCGCCCGGGGTATCAATGATGCTCTGCAAATTGTTGCAGATTCTGCTGAACGAACCAAAGAATATGTGACCATCAAATGGGACGGCAAACCGGCTGTGTTCTTTGGACGCAAACCTGATGGCACCTTTGTACTGACTGACAAGAGCGGTCTTGGTGCAGTGGGATATGACGGTATGGCTACCAGTCCTGAAATGATACGAGACATCATGGCCATGCGTGACCGTGCTAGTGCAGCCAAGGGCAAACCTGTAAATCGCAGCGGCCTGGTCAAGACTTATGCAGACATTTGGCCCTACTTTGAAGCAGCAACACCGGAAAACTTTCGAGGATATATCAAAGGAGATTTGTTGTACTATCCCGAAAACATGTACGTAGAGGAGTCTGGGAACTTTGTTTTCCAGCCCAACGAAGTGTTGTATCGTATACCTGTTGCCAGTGATCTTGGACAACAGATACAAGGAACACAAGTAGGCATTGCGATCCATACAGAGATAGAAGATCCCAATGCGCCAGAAAAGCCGATCGATCCCAAGCGTGAATTGTTGCCTGTTACGGGCCTGATGATGAGTAGACCCACTGTGGAGACCTTGCAAAGTATCCAACCTGATGCTGGCTTGATCAAACAAATCAAAGGCATTATAACTCGATATGGTCGTGCAATTGATACACTGTTTAATCCAGCTGATCTCCGATCTATGGAAATCACAGATCTGCCTGGTCTCATGAAAACGTTTATTAACAGTCTAGTAGGCACCAACTTTGGTGATGCTACTCCTAATGCATTTTTGGCCTGGTTGCAAGATGAGAAAAACAAAATAAGTCCAAGAAAATTTAACAATATCTACACCTATATTAGTAGTCCCCGAAGCAACATCGATGGCATGGCCGCTGCATTTACTGCCTGGAACTTGTTGCATGAACTAAAAACTGATATTTTGCAACAACTGGATCTACAACAACCTGGACAAGAAGGGTGGGTCATGGCTACACCGGCTGGTCGAGCCAAGGCTGTGAACCGTATGGCCGGAGGATTTACTGCTGCAAACCGTGCCAGAAACAATCCTGTGCAGTCGTAAATACAGTAAGGAATAAACTATGGCTACATTTAAATCAACCAACGGTGATTATGTTATCACCGTTGCATCGGGCACTGGAAACTTATCAGTAGTGGGAAATATTACCACTAGCGGATCAATTACTGGAAATATTATAGGCCCTACAATGAGTGTTGTGGGAAACGTTACAGTTGGCAACCTTATCTCCTTGGGTATTGTTACCGCCAACGCAGACATTGGAGCATTTGGAAACGTATATGCGGGCGGCTTTGTTAGTGCCGTTGGCAATATCATAACTCCAGCTAACTTTTCAGGCGCAACGGTTAAAACTACTCCAGTATTATTTTCAGCATTGCCGGCTGCGTCATCAATCGGCGCAGGCAGCAGAGCATTTATTACAGATGCAAATACCACCACATTCGGGTCGCAAGTGAGCGGTAGTGCAGGTAACAGTGTGCCTGTGTACAGCAACGGTACCAATTGGTATGTTGGATAATAATCAAAAATACCAGGTAGATTCGCCTTTTTTACCAAATTGACTAAATAAAAGTAGGATCAACAGATCCACTTTTAAAGGAAACTATCATGGCATTTTACTCTCCAGCTAACGGTGATGCACAACCGGTATTTGCAATTGACACACTCAATGGTCCTATTGCTCCAAGCACTTCTACTTCTGCTACTCCTGTTAACCTAGCAGGCCCAAAACTAGACTTCTTCCAGATCACTTGCGCTAACACCAACGCAACTCTGCAAGGAACTAACGGCTACGTTGCTAACGTTATCCGTGCTGTGCAACAAACCAGCACAGTGGCAATTTATCAAGTAGACGGCGCACAAATCAGCTTGGCTGTGTTCCCAACAGGCGTATTCACTAACGCTACCATCTTGGCTGCTGCTCAAACTGCTAACGCCGCTGGTGTTAACGGTGCTGCAAGCGCAACTGGTGTTGGCATCGGCTTCAAGCTAGCTACATCCTAATCAGATTTAATTTGATTATAAAGACCTCGGAAACTTTCCGGGGTTTTTTATTGGCTGTAAATATCCATATGGCTACTAGAATTCGAATTTCCACCACTTTTGATTGCACTACAACAGGTGTAACTGGGCATTACAAATCTGTACACTCTTCCTTTTTTGATAATGCAAATCAAACAATTGATTCATTGGAATCTTGGACTCGTTCTAGAAACCAACAACGAAATTACGAAACGCTGTTACAGATCATAAGTTTATATACTCAACCCGAGGATATAACCGAGTCCAGAGAACACAACGGCACCTGGAGTTTTGAGTTCACTACCGAGTTTGACGGAATTTTTAGCAACGAGACACATAACCTTGGATTATTAAAAAATGCTGCTAATGGGGTTCCTGTACTAGACAAGATAAACACTGATCAGCTTTGCACGATAGTAATCATTCCAGACGTTAATGTATTCTTTGAAGAAATTGAAATAAATAACTTATAAGGAATATTATGGACACTACTGATATCGAAAAGAAAAGTCTCGAGGCCCACGTGGAATTGTGCGCTGAGCGTTATAAATTCCTTGAAACCAAGCTTGAAGTGTTGGAAACTAAGATTTCTAATTTATCATCTAACATAGATGAGATCAAGGATATGGTATTACTAATTACTCAAAAGCGCAATGATCAAATTATTAGTTGGGGTGCAGGTATTATCGTTGCACTAACTGGATCTAGTGCCTGGCTTTTATCAAATTACGTTTTCAAATGAAACCCAGCCAAAAACTATCTGCGTTGGCCGAGCGCGAATTACCCTATCTGATAGACAATCATATCATCGATAACGGATCTGGATACAGAGTATTTGGCAAATACACCATAACAAAAGAAGATGGTGAGTTTAGAGTTTCTGTCACTACCGGCTGGACTGGATCTTTTGGCACAGCAAAAAGTGCGCTGGCCTGGTGCATAGCTGACAAGAATAACCAATTAAATTTGGCACAACAAATCTATAATTTAGATCTGAATGCCACTCGATTGCGAAACGACATACGCGGAAGGTTAACCTTGGCTCAAAACAGCAAAGGAAATATTTCTGAAATAATTGAAACAAAAGTTTCAAAACGGCAAGAACAAAGTCAGGCCGTAGAGCACGAATTATCAAAATGTATTAATTTGGCTAAATACTGGCAACTTCGAGGATTTATAAATGAAACTGCAAGAACTGGCCTACAATCGCCCAACCGAACAAATCGCTAAAGTACTTGAGAGCTTTTTTGATAAAAGAGTCAGCTTTGATTCTTTAAACCAAAATCAAGCTATTACTAAATTACGTAGCATACGTAAATTAGTCAAAGAGTATCGACAGCACCCTAGCTTTCACCGTAGCGAGCAGAGTCCTGCCTACCTGAAGGCTATCATGATGGAACAAGCACTGAGTAACCATTTGATGGAACTAGATGCCATGGCACCTGTTGCTGGAACAGCTCCGGTAGATCCAGCTAAACAAGCAGCAATGGCAACTGCTCAAGCAGCTGAGAAAAAGCGTAGTGCTCAAGATCAAATCAAACAAATTGATACGCAAATTGCTGCTATGCAGAAGCAAAAGGTGGCACTTCAGCAACAAATGAATGCCCCAACCATGGCTGAAACTTACCAACGTTATGGTATTAGACTAACTGAAAGCGAAGTACAGCAAGCTCAAGTTGTTCTCGCTGCCCAAGACTTGGTTGACAAGATGCAAGGAATGTTGGAAGATGTTACTGAATTACAGTTTAAAGAATTGCCACCATTGGTCGATTCTATAAAGAACCAAGTAGGTGTTGATCAAGCGGCCCAATTCAACAACGATGCTGCATCTGCGCTAAGTGGGTTAGTACAGAATTTGCAAGGTGCTAAACAACAAATGGAAGCGGCACTCGGGGTAGTAACAGGTCAATCTGTGACTTCTGGTAACGATGACATGGGCATGGACATGGACATGGACATGCAACCTGTTGATGACCTTGGAATAGAACCTGACCAAGAACTAGGCGGAGAATTACCTTCCGAAGAAGAACCCGAGGAGTTGTCTCCAGCTGCTGCTCTAGGGCGCGGACGTAGATAATGAAAATATTAGAAGTAGTGGCCAGTCCGTTACTTGATTCGAGCAAGTTATTGCAACTTGCTCAATTCTTGCGCGGGCGAGCATTGGATACCGGTGCCGAACTAGAGATTTCCAAAAAAGCATTTATCAGTCGAGCTCAAGATTACGGAGTCAATATCGATGCAGATCAATTAGTAACCTTAGCAGACTCTGAGCCACTTAATGCAGTTTTGATGCCCGTTGCCCCAAATTCAGATATTATCCAATTCAAAGGCGCCGAACCTGAATCGGTAGCCATGCCAGTAGACAACGCACAAGATATTGTGGCCAATGCTGCTAAATCGGCAATGAAAAAAGATCGCAGCGTATAACCAAACAAGTCAATACTGGGTTGACTCAACCCAGTGCATAGTGTATAATACACTATAGGAGTTTTGAAATGATCAAATTTATTGCAGCAACTGTGGTAGCACTTTCTTTTGTAACACCGGCTCAGGCCTGGGGCGACCGTGAACAAGGTGCCCTGGCCGGTATCGTGGGTACTCTATTGTGGCAAAAACTGGACAATCAGGGCCAGA